CAAGCATACTGTTGAAACGTTTCATTATTGATAAATGAGTTTCCAAACACGCTCTTAATTAAGGAGAAATAAAAATGAGCGTGCTTGCACTGACGACAATCCTTTGTATCTTGGTTGCGGCTATAGGCCTCTATGCTGCCTTAACAAAGTAAATACTAACCATCCCACACCTCACCAAACACAAAGCCCGCTTAGGTCTCATCCTAGGCGGGCTTTTCTATTGCAAAAAATCAAACCATACACACCAAGACAAACGGGAGCATATAACATGCCTACCAATACAAATAGTTCCGACACCTTCCGCATCTATGTGGCCTCCCTGTCCGACTACAACGCGGGCATCCTGCATGGCACCTGGATTGACTTTGCCCAGCTCACCGACCTTGACGACCTCCGCGCCGCCATTGCCGCCATGCTGGCCACCTCTCCGACCGCCAAGGCCGCCCCCGGCCAGCCCGCCGAAGAGTGGATGATGCCCCACAGTTCGTTCCCCATATGCTCCGCTACACATGCGCCACCCGCTTGTCACAGGCGGGGTGTCCATGCCTATCATCAAAGAGAGGATGGGGCACACGAACATAACGACCACAGCCCGTTACGCGCACTTCTCTCCCTCTGACTTACGCCATGCAGCCAAGCTGCTGGGCAATTAGGCTGCACTAATTGGAGAAACGGAGAAGGCTCCGGGCATAGTTTTTACAGGTAATTCTTTGTGACAACAGGAAATCCTCTAGTTGCCGCAACCAAGCAACAAAAAATGCAACCACAAGAGGAAAAAGTCTGAGAATTGTGTGAGGGATCATAGAGGTTATACCCTGCATAACAAGTAGCCCCTTGAATCATGGCCTTTGCCGCAACCACTTTGGGTACAGCAACCATGCTCCAAGGGGCTATCACCTTATGTAAGGTATTCATTTCTTTATGGTACCGGGAGCGAGACTCGAACTCGCAAGGTGTTGCCACCGACGGATTTTGAGTCCGCTTTGTAGTCTTTTATTATCAGCTACTTACAAAAAAGTTGCACCAAAAAACATGGTGCAAGCCTCTTAGAAAAGAACCTTCTCGGCATCCAATACAGGCATCAGAGCAGCCGCCCTTGCCTGCCCTCCTGCCGTCACATGGGCATAGGTGTTGCCCGTTGTCGTGACCGAAGAATGGCCCATCTGGGCAGCCACCGAGGCAAGGTCGGCTCCCCGGGCCAGCATCTCACTGGCCGATAGGTGCCGCACATCGTAGGGCCGCATTTTCACACCTGCTTTCTTGCAGGCAGAAGCCCACGCATCCTTATATGATATGATCCGTCGGCCATGACGATGGCAGACCAGATGGATCCCGGCGCCTCTGTCCACCGCGTAACGCCGGGCAGCTTCCGCCATATACATGGCTGGCGGAATGACGGTCTTGATGAGCCCTGTTTTGCCCTGACGCACATGGACGAAGCTCCGGCGCCAATCAAAGGCATCCCAGGTGAGGGAAAAGAGCTCGACCTGCCCCGGTCGCAAGGCCAGTGCAAAAGCTGTCTTGAAGGCCCATTGCAGGTGGGCGGGAAGAAAGGCATAGACCCGCCGAAAATCTTCAAGCGTCGTCATGCATAGGTGACGCTGCACACGCAAACGTTTGTAGTCCCGCCAGGGATTGCGGCTGATGAGCTCCTGATCGACGGCCCAGGCCAGTATGGCGTGCAGGTAGGCCTGATACTTGTTGATGGTGTTGTTTCCTGTCCCTCTGGAGCGGAAGCCTTCCCGCATCCGCTCCAGATCCTGTCGTGTCAGGGCATCGGCGAATTTGTCCCGCAGGAACTCCCCTACTCCGGGAACATGCTTTCCATCAGCGTCGTGCCCCGCCAAGAAGTAGACGACATTACGCTTGGTTCGGGGATGACTTTCCGGGTGGCTTCGGTAATAGAGCATGACCACCTCGCCCAGTGTCAGGCGCTCTTCTTCGGCTGTAGATTCCGCCAGGAATTCAGCTTCCCAAGCCCGTGCTGTCTGCTCGTCCACGAAGGTTTTTTGTCTCCATGCCCTTTCTCCGTGGGGCTTGTACTTCACCATCCATCTGCCGTCACGTCGCTGCGAGATGCTCATACGTCCACCAATTATGAAAGGCCGCACCCCCGGACAAAATCTCGTGCGCTCAGGGGGGCGGCCTTTCTCTTTTTGTCGGGGCATAGCCCCGCAAGTTCCTGTATTTGCCTGTCGATGATGTCTACTTTTTTTACGACTGCCTGTCGTTCCTGCAAAAGCTTCTGGATCTCTGCCAGTCGCTCCTGGGCGTCTGTCCTGCTCATGGCAGTCAGCTCCTTGTATCGTGTACCGGCCACGGGAAAAGGTGAATTTCTGCGCGGCTTTTCCAGATTTTCAGATCCGCGGAATTGTGACAGCAAAGGAAGTTTTTAGGGGGCCTGTTTTACGCGGCCCGCGCCACGATCTTTGGCATGCCATTGGCCGTGGCCAGAAGCTCCCCTGCTGTGCGCCCGTCTTCCAGCTTTTCGCCCAGGTCGATGCCTTTCATGGCGAGGCCGACGAGACCCGTCTCCGTGCGCAGGATTTCCCGTGCTTCGGCCTTGGTTGGTGCGGCGATCCAGAAGCGTTCCCCTGCCAGGTAGAGGCGCATGTCCGTCTTGCGCTCGGGAAGGATGAACTCTCGCAGGGTGTCATAGGCGGGCATCACCTTGTCGATATGCGGGTAGTCCTCTGTCCCCTCCGGGTTGAAAAGATCAAAGAGGGCGTCCGTCTCCTCCTCGATCTCAGCCCACACGTCGTCGGTATCCCACGCCGGGTAATGCTGCCAGGCTTCGTCCAGGGCGCGGCGGACGTCGTAGAACAGGGTGGACATGACGGCCAGCAGGTGGGTCATGTCGGTTTTGACCGGCGGCCAGATGGATTCCAGCAGCCGGGCCGCTTTGGTGGTTGAAGCATCAAAGACCGCCATGCCGCAGTGCAACGTGGTAACCCGCGTGTACAGGATGTCGATGAGATCAAGGCAGTGTTGGGCATGTTGCTTGATCTCCCGGTAGTCGCTGTCATCTCTGCCGCACTTGAGGAGCGGCGCGGCGAAGAACTGGACGCAGGCAGCGGCCTTAAACTGGATGTCCGCGATCTTCCGCCTGTCGCCGGTGACGTTGTTGTAGATACGGCAGAGAGGTCTGCGCAGGCAGCGCCGTGCCATGCCCTCGTGCTTGTAGACCGTGCCGCAGTAGGGACATTTGCTGCCATAGACGGCGATTTTTTTATGCTTCTTCATACTGTTTCTCCATACGCTCCTGTCAGAAACAGGATAAAAAAGGCCGCCTTTAGGGCGGCCTTTTTAAATTCCGATTTATTTTGAAAAATTGGAAATTTGTAAATTTTTTATAAATAACATATTGTAATAATTTATTTTTACATTGTTCACAAATTAAAAACAATTTGTCTATCCTAGTTGTGGGACGTCAGCCCTTGACATCTTTTGGGAATGAGGACTATGGTGGGTAGAAGAAAGAGGCCGATATGGAAAAGCTGTTCGATTCTCATGAAATAGACGACCTGAAGCAGCAGGTCGAAAAGCTGGAGTCTTCCTCCCAACAGGAAGACTTGGCTGTCGATATGCTGCTGCTTTTGTCGATGAAGTTGCGCGGCACTTTCCCTACTCCGGCAACCGCCATCAAGTTTTTCCTCAAGCGATGGGAGCTGACGGAAACCTATTTTGCCAAGGTGCTTGGCAGCCGTAGCCGGGCAAGCGAAATCCTGTCCGGCAAGCGCAACCTCTCGATGTCTGACCTGCGGACGTTGCGGGATAACCTTGGAATCCCTTCTGATCTTCTACTTGGGGATCCCAAGGCCGCAGAGGACCAGGGTATCGACTTCAGCCGTTACCCTGTAGCTGAGATGGCCAAGCTCGGCCTGGTACGTCCCCGCCTGACGAAGCGCAGCCGCAATTTTGAGGAAGCCATCCGCGGATTCTTTGAGAGTGCCGGCTTCTCGCCAGAGCAGGCCAAGCAGGCCTGTTATCGCCGTTCCATCCGCAAGAATGAAAAGTCGGACGTCTGTGCTTTGCAGGTCTGGCTGGCTGCTGTGCGCAAGCGTGCCCTTGGCATGGATGCTCCCGACTATGGGACCATCACCAGGGAAGACCTTACGGCTATCGCCCGTCTGAGCGTCTATCCTGACGGCCCTGTCCGGGCTGTCAACGCCTTACGGGAAAAGGGCATCCGCGTGGTCACCATGCCGCATCTGCGGAGCACCTATCTGGATGGTGCGGTCTTTCTGCTGGATGGAAAGCCCGTCATCGGTCTGACACTGCGGTATGACCGTCTGGACAATTTCTGGCATACGCTGATGCACGAACTCGGCCATCTGTATAACGGGGACGTCTCGGAAGAGCCCGTTTTCGATGACCTTGAAATCTCGGCCCAAGAAGATAACCAGGAAGTGGCGGCGGATATGATCGCACAGAACGTCTTCATCCCCCGCGAGCGTTGGGAGAGCTTCTGTGCCCACCGGATAAGCACCATGAGCATCTGCGCATTGGCCGCAGAGCTGTCGCTTTCTCCTGCCATCGTGGCAGGTCGGTATCGCTTTGAAACGAAGAATTACAGGGTATTCACTGCGCTCGTCGGACACGGCGAAGTGCGGCGTCTTTTTCCCTCTTTTACAGGAGAATAACCATGCGCTGTGATATTTACAGGTAAGGCCACGAGCCTGAACCGAGGGGCAGGATCGTGGCCTTGTGGCAGCAGATCACGATATGGGATCGTGAACTACCTAGAACCTAGGAAATTCTAGCCTAGTTTTTATTTGCCGCCCAGTCAAGCCCTGCCTCCATATCCTCTTGGAGGATGCTTATATGTCTTCTGAAAAGACATGTACGGCTGAGGCTGGCGGCTATTTTGTCGCCTCGTACGTTCACCCCAAAACCGGCAAGCGGATCTACGCACGGACGTATGGGAAACGGGCGTTTTTTATCCCCTACAAGACGGGCTCTGCCAAGCAGCCCCGACAAGGGGGTGAGAAATGAGGCAGCCCCTCACTATCGGGTCTGAAGACCCCAATCGTCCCGGCTACTACCTCATGGGCTTTTCGCGTTCTGTACGCCACTCGCGTTCCAGCCGTGTCATAAGGCCCAAGACGGCACGGGCATTTCCCCTCTGGCGCAAGCTTGATCATCCCCCGTGTAAGCAGCTCTCGCTGCTTGATCTGCTCTAACCTCTTTGGGGCCCCTTTCGGGGCCCCTTCTCCCTATCTATCTTCCCAGCGCCACGGCCACGTTGAGGCTCAGGCGCAAGTGCAGGCTGGCGTCATCCAATGCCTGGCGGAAGCGTTGCTCGGCTTCCGTACGGCTCTGGAACAGGCTGTCCAGCAGGCACTGCGGGCTGAACATGGTATCCGCATTGCGGCCCAGGTCGGACACGGCGTAGCTGAACAGGTCGCCGCGGCGGGCGTCCAGTTCCCGCAGCATGGCCATGAACTCTTGCCGGAGGCCGGCTTCGCGCCGGGTCCAGTCCTGCCACAGCTCCAGCAGCGCGGCCTCCTGCGGGCCGGGGACGTGGCTCCGGTCGCGGTGCGGCGGGTAAAAACAGCCGTTGCGGTACAGGGGCAGGCGCTCCGGTTGCGGCGGCAGGGCCGGGGCTATCTCCATGCGAGTGAGGTAGGCCACTGCCTCACTCATGCGGCACTGGGGCAATTGCTTGTAGCTGCCCAGACGGAAATGGTTGTTGAAGCGCGACCAGATCTGCGGATACAGGCCCTTGCTGCGGCGTTCTGCCGGGATGCCTTCCACCCTTGCCTGGACGATGGCCTGCAAGGTACATTGCTGGTCAGGGGTGATGGCGGCTTCCGCCGTCTGCGGGACCGGGCGTTCGGCGCGGCCGTGCATCCAGTAGTTCCACAGGGCGTCGTCACTTTCGGCCTGGTAGAGCTCTATCTTTGCCCGCAGCTCCGGCGCTACCTTCCTGGGGTTGATGCTGTTGAGGTAGGATGGCAGCTTGCGGACGGGCATGCAGAGCATTTCCTGTTCGCCGCCATCCTGGGCAACCGTCACGATGTTCGTGACGGTCCCTCTGGTGGCTGTTGTCATGATGACAATACCCCATCTGCTCTCATTGTTCTTGAGCTTTCGGAACTGCGTCGCCCAATCCAAGCCCAAATTTTCAACGATGGGCTTCATAGGCGTAAAAGGCTGTCCCTGGTAGTCGATGCAGAAGATGGTGTCACCGTGGAAGGTGACGGGAGAAAGCTGGCACATGATGGCCTCCGTGTGCAGTAGTAGGCATTTTATGAGCCGTTACGATCTTCGTAATGGTTCTGAGGAAATGCCGGGCCTCAACTACGCCACACGGTGCGCTGCTCTTATTCCCCCGAAGGGTCTTGTATTGGGAGCTATCAGCCCGGCAAAATATGCAAGGAGACAACCGTTAAGCAGAGCTTAACAGCTGAAAAAAGAAAACCCAGCACAGAACGCCGGGCAGGACGCGCGTAGTTTTGAAACAGCGGCGCGGACACTGCCGTGTGTAGTAGTGCCTTCATGCTGCCCGAAAAGTGGGGCTGGTGTCAAGGGTCAATATTCTTATAAGGGAGGACATATTATGGATTCACTATCTTTGCTTACAGAATTTATTCGCACTTTTCTAAATAGCTTAACTTCAGAAACGATAGCTGCTGTTATTGCTGGTACTCCAAGTGCGGTATTAGCAGCAATCGTTTCATTTCAAACAATTAGAAACAATAAGGCAAAGGCTATTAATGAATTTTTATCAGCTATGGAAAAGAAAGATTTTATCAAGGCTAGACATTATGTTTATAACTATAAACATAATGGAGAAATTAACATTGAAGATACAGATATAAATGTTGTCATAAATTTTTTTCAGCATTGGGGATTGCTGACAAGAATGAAATATCTTCCTAAGGAAATTTTTAATACTGGCTCTGGGGCTGGTGTAATAAGACTTTATGAAAAATTAAAAATTTATATTGATGCCTATAGAAAGCATACCAATGACCCAACGTATGCCAATGAATTTGAATGGCTTTATAATGAGGTAATAAAATTAAAAAATAAATAATACTTGTGGTTATGTAAGCTATAGCGTCACGTGCATAAAGTACATATGTGTATGAAGATAGGTGAGACTAATAGTTTCAAAAAAGAATGTTATATCTACCTATTGTCTTGACACTGTACACCTGTCAGACATATTTTTTATGAAAAAAGGACAGCATATGCCGACAACCAGTATGACCATTCGTATGGACAGCGCGGTCAAGCAGCAGGCCCAGGAGCTGTTCGCCGCGCTGGGCATGGACATGACCACGGCGGTCAACATCTTTTTGCGGCAGGCCATCCAGCGCCAGGGGCTTCCTTTTGAAGTGGCGCTGAACCAGCCCAACCGTGAAAGCCTTGAGGCGTTGGCCGAAGTCCGGGAGATGAAGCAGCATCCCGAGCGTTACAAGGGCTATACGGATGCCGAGGCCATGATGAAGGAGCTGCTCGCCTGATGCTCACCATAAAGCCTACCACCAAATTCCAGAAAGACGTGAAACGGGCGCAGAAGCGCGGCTATGACATGGCGCTGCTGACGGAGATCATCAAGCAACTGGCGGCAGGGGAGCCCCTGCCCGCAAAGAACCGGGATCATGCCCTGTCCGGCAACTTTGCCGGATGCCGTGAATGCCATATCGCGCCGGACTGGCTGCTGGTGTACGAGATCGCGGATGAGGAGCTCGTCCTCTATCTGCTGCGGACAGGCACGCACAGCGATCTGTTCTGATGTGCCCTGAATCATCTTGCCAAGCAGGCCGTTGCCCCGCACGACGCGAAGGCAACGGCCTGCTTTCGTTGCTGATGTTTACTTGCCGATAACTTTCCCGGCTAGGCGATGACATTCAGGCCGGACACAGCCTCCTGCATGAACTGCTTGATGTTGGCCATGGCCTCGCTGCGCCATGCGCCACCGTCGGATTCCACCAGCATGAAGTTCATCCCGTCCTTGTCCTGGGCGCGGAAGACAAAGCTGCTGGCGGGCTGCTCCACTTCCGTAAAAGTGCGGAAGGGACGCAGAGTGACGGGGTTGGGCATCGTGGTATTCTCCACGCTGACGAGGTTCTTGCGGACGGTGACGCCCTGGGTCACGCCATCATCGGACAGCGTGTTTTCCAACGTGGTCTTGACGTTGGCGGCGAATTTCAGGACAAGGCCGCGATCCGTGGGCTTGAGATCGTCATCCGTGAAGCAGGCCTGCATGGCGATACAGAATTTTTCGGACGGGATCCATTCGTTCACCGGAAGTTTGAGCTGGTCGAGCTTGGCAATGATGTAGGTCTTGCGGTCTTCATGGTCGCCCACAAGGGCGGACTTGATGCTCACGGTATCAGGGGATTCGACGTGGCAGATGAGCTTGTCCAGGGGAAGCTCGTCCACATTGCGGCTCAGGAAGTCCACCAGGGACGACAGGTTCTTCACCGTGATCGCTTCGGGCTTGGGTTCACGGACGGGTTTCAGGTCGCTGGTGGAATATTTTTTGCCGTTGACTTCGATGACGACGGGCTTCGCGTCCTTGCGGATGGCGTTATACAGGGCTTCCAGCATAGTATTTCCTCCTTCGGCTAGTTGCCGGCACTGGCGGTTTTGGCATCAGGGAAACGGGTGATTTTTCCGGGCATGTGTTCCTGCGCTCCTGGCAGGAGATTCTGGTCGGGATTCTCGCCGCTGGTGATCTCCGACGCGGCGACTTCGCCTGTCCGGGGGTCGTTTCCGATGTAGATGCTGGTTTCCAGCGGTTCCGGCGGGCAGAGGGTGGACGAGGTGTTGACGACGACTTCAGCCATATTGCGCTGCTCGTTGGGCTTGACTACGAGCTCCAATTTGATCTTGCGGACCTTTTTGGCCGGAGTGTTGGGGTCGCAGATGTTGGCGATGACGCGCTGGATCTCTTCCTGGAGCCGTTCAACGGCTCCGCCGCCGTACAGGGTTTCGATTTTCAGAGGAATCATGCATGTCTCCTTGATAAAAGGCCGCCCTCAAGATGAGAGCGGCCTGTATTTGTTGAAAAGATGCCGGGTACGAGGCCTCCGGCGGGGCGCTTGGGGATGATGGATGGCTGAGAATCACGCATCCGCTGCCGGGGCGTCATCGTGTGCCGGGCAGCCTGTGCGGTGCTTGCAGTCGTAGCAGTCGTCTTCCGTGACCTGGGCGCCGTTGTGGGGGCAGGTGAACGTCTGGTACGGCGGGACGAAGGCCTGTTCCGGTTCCGGCGCTGTGTCGGCGCTTCCGGCCTGCGTGGAGTCAGGGGCGGGTGGCTCCTGGAGATGCAGCTTTTGCGCTTCACGCAGGACGCGTTTGCAGTCCGTTGCCGTCCAGGCATCCATGGAACGTCCGGCCAGCCATTCGGCCTTGCCCCTGTCGTAGCCGCGCTCCAGCACGGCATTCAGGGCCTGCTGGCGCAACGCATCCAGCTCTTCCTGCGTCATGCGGGGCTTCCGCTCCGGTGCAGTTTCCTGCGGCTGCGGAGAAGGGGCAGCGCTGGTCTCAATGGCATCGTTGTCATCCTCTTCCTGGGCCTGGGGAAGGGGGACGACAGCCGTAGCCGCCAAGGCGTCATTGATGGCTTCCGTCTCGCTTTTTGCGGAGGCGGCGAGGGCCTCGCGATCCGCCTTGCTGTCTTCTTCCACAGCCATACTGAGAATCTCCACTTGCGGCATCCAGGCAGCCAGGCGTTTGATGGCTGTCTTCATCCACATGGCCTCTGGATTGGTATACCACGGGGACATGTCTGGCTTGTTGCAGGATCTCGCGGCCTTGAAACTGGCGCTCGTCTTTTGGGCGCGCTCCACGTCCTGCCGGTCTATGACGCGCATGATGGTCTGGCCGCCCTTGAGCGTGCAGGCGGCATACGCCGCAACGATCTCGCCCTTGCGATAATCGCCAAGCAGATCAGTTTCGTGGATGATGTTAGGGCATGCCCCCTTGGCGTAACTGAACAGCCCGGCTTCTATCTCCGCCCTGTACACGATATCGGCATTGATGGACTGCACCATGCCGGAGCGATACGCCAGCTGTAGAAGCCCCTTGTAGCCGATCTGGAACTGAGCTTCGTAGCCTTTCTTCCCTTTATACGGGATGAGGTAGGCAAGTCCCTGCGGCGTATTGGGCTCAAGATCGAGCTGGGCGGACGTCATGATGGCCGCAGCCAGGCTGGGCATGGAACATTTAGAAAGGTGCGGGGTATTGCGTACTGCGGTCAGGCAGATGCGGGCAAACTTTTCGGCCCGCTTCATGCGTTCGCGGGGAGTGCTGCCTGCAACCACCATGGCGATGGCACTCATCTGGGCCTCAAGCAATTGACCGATGGTCTGGGGCTTTTTTACGGCAGTCTGGATCTGGGACATTACTGATTCCTCTTGTAGGCCCATGCGGGCAGGTCTAATTCGATGACGGGGGATTCCGTGTAACCGGGCCAGATGCCGGAAGCCATGCAATCCGCGAAGGTGTCGACACAGTTTCTGATCTCATCAAGAGCAAGCTCCTGCGCGCCTTCGGAAATATTGGTGGCGACAGTGAGATACGGAGGCTCTTTTTCGACGAACAGGAAGAGGAACGCGCGGACTTCCATGCCGGCGGAGCGCAGGCCACGTAGATACCAGGCAGCCTGCCGGTGATAGCCGTATGTGTAGAGGCTCTTTTCGATGGCAGCGAGGCTGGCGTCCCGTGTGGTCTTGAGGTCGATGGCGCAAAGCCCATAGTTGGGGAGCGTCACCAGCGCATCGACACGGGCCTTGCAGGGGACCGTCCCGCCACGCTCTGTCCAATACACGGACTGCTCTGTTCGAAGATCTCCGGCAGCGTGCGCGGAACGCATGACAGGGTGACGCAAGGCAGCATCGGCCATGGCTGAGCAGGTCTCCCACATGTCCTGGGAAACGAGCTGGACGCCATCCTCTGCTGCCTTTTCCGCCTCTTCCTTCCCTGCCTTGGTGTTGCCGCGATTGACCTTCACCCGGTAGCGGCTACTGACTTCTGATGGTTCAAGAACCATGCAGTGCAGCAGACTGCCAGCAGTGAAGGCATCGTTCGTCTTGTCATCCTGACCGCAACGGTCAAGCATGGCTTTCAGATGAGCGGGACAGCGCAACAGCTCTCCCATACCGGAATTGGAAAGGGCCAGGCGCCCGTAGTAGGCAGCCTGCTCATCCTTAATGATCATTCCTTCCATCGCTATCCCTCCTCACTGTCTTCTTCCACGAGCGCGTGCAGGCGCTCTTCCTCATCCTGGATCTCTTCCCAGCAGCGTTCGCCGCGTGGCTTGCGGCAGCGCTCCACCCACGGCTCGAACCAGGGGCAGCTATTGTAGCACATGGATATTCACCTTCTTGATGCAGAAAGCCCCCGCATACGAAACGTAGCGAGGGCTTGTTTCAGGTATTTTGCTTTGCCGACGTAAACGAAGCACAGGCGACGGGACATCATCGTTGCCCCTTGCGATATGCTGTGGCCACGAGGCTGTAGCCTGTGAACAGTTCACGGGGCCACTCCTGGCCGCTTTCAAAGCGGGCCATGGCGTGCAGCAATTCCGGCAGTCGTGCCAGGACGTCAAATTGTTTGTCCGGCTGGATGCCAAGCCGCTTGGAAAGGAACGCAGCGTACTCTGCCCTGTTGCCGGTGCAGAAGCGGCTCAGGATGCCCTCCAACGTGTCCAGACCGTGGCGCGTGTAGTAATTGAGCAGGACATTGGCCCCGGCCCGGATACCGTGCTCCGGCGTATCGAAGACAGCGTGCCCATGCCTGTCCACGGCTATCTGCCCGAACCACGGTCTCCCCTTTACGGTCTTGACGTTGAGGGGATTGTTGTTGCGGATGGCGAGCGTCTGCACGGCAGCCACCGCAGTTTCTCCGCCGCTGCCAGTGGCCTGATCTTCGTCCTGTCCCTCATCCCGTGCGGCCATGGCCTCCTGGAGCCGGGCAGCCAGGGCGCTGGAGCGGGCCTGTTCGGCACGATAGGCCTCTTTCAATTCGCGGTACTCGTAACTCCCGACCGCCCCGCCAATGGAGGCAATGGCGGTCAGGCAGGCGAAGAAGTAGGCCTGCTTTCGGGTGGTGCTGTCTGGCATATCGGACTCCTTGAGAAAAAATGACGCCCGGCGGGAAGGTAGGCCGCCGGGCGTGTTGCCGCTGTGGGGTGACATGGCTGACGACGCAAAACACATGAAGCGCCGCCCCGTTGCACGCTATCCCGGCTACAGCGGTTTTCGCCGGGGTCTCCACGGGGAGCGGGAGCAGATGGGAAAAAAGAAAGGCCGCCTCCCCGATGGAAGCGGCCCGCAGCAATTTGAACCGAGGGGAGGTCTGGTTTGCTGCTCCGGTCGCTCCCACGATCTTCGCGGGAGCTGTGAAGCGACAAGGGGCGCCAGCACCATGCCGACGCCCCCCCGGCAGGGGAAGCACAGTACGGAAAGTAACCTGCCGGAAATCTTGAGACCGTCAGCCCGATGCTGACGGCCCCGGCCACGATGGCAGCCCTTTTGTTTGGCTTTCGCACAAACCAAACCATCGCGGCCCCAGTCCCGGCAACGACGGTAGGGAGTGTCGCTGCCGGTCAGGGGGAACTATCCGGGAATCCCGGATAGTTCGTTTATGCGAAGCGGTTCAGGGACAGGATATTGATGGCCCGGCAAACCTCAGCCTCGCGGCGGTCGAGGTTGAGCAGGGCGGTGTGGTTTCCGGCCCAGCAGCGGGAAATGTTCTGCGCTTGGTGGATGGCGCTGAGTTCTTCGTTCAGGGCTTCGATACGTTCGTTGATGGCTTCGCTGGTGGTCATAGATGCATCCCTTTCTTGAAGTAGAACTTGAGATTTTCCGGTTCCATTCCCGTCCCCGGTCACCCGGGGGCGGTGTGAAGTCAGAAAGCGTCCTGGTTTCACGGGCTGCTCGCAACTGGCGTCCACCCGTGCGGCGCTCTCGTCGCCACCGCCCGCCGCCTTTCGGCCTGCCGTGTCGCACACGGCCATTCTTGCGGGGGCCCCTTCTCCCGGGCCAACCTCGTTTCCCCTTCCCTGCCGTCGCGTGCTTTCCCGCTGCATCTGGGCCTCCTCGGGCATCCGCCCTCCGCCCTGACCGCTTGCGGCTTGCCGAGCTCGGTACTTGTGGGGAACGTCCACCGGGGGAGGCTTGTGGTACTCTGGGCCGTGGCCCGTGTTCCCGGCCTTTCCCGGTGTGCGTGAAGAAAAAATACCAACTGGTAAAACATGTGTCAATAAAAAACTACCATTAGGTACTGCGTATGGTATAAAAAAATCACGCCACACCTTGTGGCGCGATACAAAGCGTCCCCCGCCCAGCGAAGACGGGGGAGAGTATGGGGGCTCAACATGAGTGCAGGAATGCCATCACCTGGACTTTCACGACTTCAGACAGCTATTTGGATAATGGGCACTGTCCTTGTTGGAGGGGCGGCGCTACTGTCTCTTGTGCTGCTGTGGCTGACCGTTGGTCAAGAAGATCATAGGCCTCCTTCAGACCACCTGCAAAACAGAATAACGAGGCCAGCACCAGAAGAATGGAGAGTACCCGAAAAATCTTTGCCCAATGGACAGCCCAATGAGGAGCAGGCTCCTCTATATCCACCCGCACTTCCCGGCTTTCCTTCTCCACGTGTGAAATTTTAAAATTGTTCCCACCGAGAGCACGGCGCCATGTTTCAAAAGCCATCCACGCCCGTGGTCGTCGATGTAGTCTTTTTTATAACTATGAATTCTTCCAATAAAAAAGAGTATCACACTTTGGACAATGAATACGAATCAGTTTGGCAAAACCAACACGAAGATTCTGTCCACATTCAGGACATTGGATGATTTTTTTATCATCCATACCATGTGACATATTATTATCTTTTAACTTTCTAACGAGTTCAGAATTTATTTTTGACAAGTCAGCCTGTATTTTATTATCGTTTATATCAAAAAATTCTTTTTTCCATTTCTCTTTATAACAAGCATTCAAAAGACAAGCCACGATTATCAATATTAAAATAAGTATAATAGATATTTCAGCTAAGTTACTATCTCCAGAAAATAAAGAAATAAGTAATAGCGCAAAAGGACACGATATACACTTTAATGCTATTAAATTTTGTTTTCTTGAAATATACGCATCTAATTTATCTATGTATTTTCTTTTTGTTTTATACTCTTCTTCATTTGCCCATTTCCTAATCAATATTTCATTTGATTCCTTTTCTTGTTGCCTTATTTTTTGTTCTTTTTCAAACTCTCTTCTCCTTTTCTCTTCTTCTATCCTTTTTAATTTTTCAATTTCCTTCTGTCTTTCATCTTTCGGGCATCTTTCATAATATATTTTACCTTCATAGCACCGCCTAATTTCAGATACGCACGTTGCAAAGTCGCAATTAAACCATTCTTTATTTTCATTAAACTTCGAAAGTGACTTATGAACTTTTTGTTCTAACGTATATGGGTCATCAACCAGTATTTCATAGTCAACAACAAAGGGATGCGGGACGCCTGTCGATTCAAGTTCCTTTGCCCGCAGCTCGGGATCTTTAAGGGTATACCCAACCTTGTATATCCCCGGCATAGACCGGTTGCTGATGATGTAAACGTATCCCTTCATAGTGTTTTCCTGCCATCTACAACATGGCCTGCCAGATAACGCCAACACATCAAGGAATCAGTACCCCCACATCACCCAGACAACGCGCCCAACAATGATTTGTTCCGCTTCTGCGATACCCAAGCGAAAATCGGGATAGGATTCCTTGTTAGGGTTTTCAGACTTGAACACGAACTCGTTTTTTTGGCGATCAACACCGATACGCTTGACCACCATCCCTTCATAGGGGATGCGTGCCGCGTAGAGTTCGTTGGCGACAAAGGGAGCATCCTTTTTGACCCCAACTACAGAACGATGTGGGATCAAGGGCTCCATGCTGTGCCCATCCACCAGGATGGCAAAATCAGCTTGGCGCAGATAGCTGGGAGGCGCGTACACAGAGAAGAGCGGTGTCAAGTCGGCAACGTCGATGGCAGGGCCAGCTCCGGCAACGTCATAGACAGACAGTTCCTGCAAGTTTTTCCCCTGAACCTTTTCCGTCGGGGCATGGCTTGAGATCCTGCGGATTTGTGGCGTGTTTTGCCCAAAAGGCAGCGTACCTGGATATGTCCACTGTACCCCTAAAAAATCGATCAGTGGCTGGATACTTGTCAGGCTAGGTATGCGCTCTTTATTTCTCCAACGCGTAATGAGATTTGCGTTGACATTCAGAATATCCGCAAGCTTGTTCGCGTTGCCACATTTCTCAATTCCGGCCTCAATCATCCGTAAAAATTCAGCATAAACATCCATATTTCACCTATTACCGGATGGAAATTTTTTTAGCTATTCCCATTCGGGAGTTTTGTTTGACATGGTAACTACCAATTGGTAAAAATAAGGCATGAAAAAATCACCTCGCACCATCTTTGGAGAACTTTCCATTCAAGATGTTGTTCGACTTTCTGGATATCCATATCCAACAGTCTGGCGCCATGCCTCTGGGAAAAGAAGTGTTAGCCCAGAAGCTGCATTGCGATATGAACGTACCCTTGGGATTCCTCGTTCCGAGCTCCGCCCCGACCTCTGGCCGCCGGAGGAGAACACGAGTTCCAGCCCTGCCCCGGCGAAGGAGGCGGTATGAGTGAAATGCAGATCTTCAGGAACGCCGAATTCGGCGCTGTGCGCGTCGTGGATGTAAACGGTGACCCCTGGTTCGTGGCCAAGGATGTGGCTCGGGCGCTGGGCTACCCGGAAAGTTCCCTTCGTCAACTCAACAACCTTTTCGGGCATGTCCCGGATGAATGGAAGGGTCGTAATTGGATTATGACCCCCGGTGGCGAGCAGGAGATGCTCATCATCTCCGAGCAGGGGCTCTACTTCTTCCTTGCCCGTTCCGACAAAGCGGCCGCCCTCCCCTACCAGATGTGGGTAGCCGGGGACGTGATGCCCAGCATCCGGCGCCACGGCGCCTACCTGACGCCCGCCAGGCTGGAGGAGGCGCTGCTGAACCCGGACACCCTGATCCGGCTGGCCACCACCCTCAAGGCGGAGCGGGAAAAGCGGCAGGCGCTGGAAGCACAGGCCGCGGCCGACCGGCCCAAGGTGGTGTTTGCGGAATCCATCGAAGTGGCGAAGACCTCCATCCTCGTGGGGGAGATGGCCAAGCTCATCAAGCAGGCCACGGGCTATGAGATGGGCCAGAACCGCTTTTTCGACTGGCTGCGCGCCCACGGCTACCTGCACAAGAGCGGCAGCGCCAGGAACATGCCCACGCAGCGCTGCATCGACGCGGGCTGGATGGAGATCAAGGAAGGGACGCGCATCGGCTCCGGCGGGGAATGCCACATCACCCGCACGCCCAAGGTGACGGGCCGGGGCCAGATCTACTTCGTGAACCTGTTTCGGAAAAGGGCGGCGGAAACTGCGTAGCATCATGCTGCCAGACTGCCTGACTGCCCCCCAGGGGGTAACCGTTCATATCTTCCGGTAATTGCCCCCTTTGGGGCGCAAGAAAGGATCAGTCCCATGAAAGACCAAAGAGACAAGGACGAACAGGGCGGAGACATCCCCCAAGGGTACGCGTGCTACATGAATGTCCACGCTTTTGCCTGGTGCCGGACCGAACGTCTGGAAGACCTGTTTGACGTTCAGGAACAAATCCGAAGGGCTCTCTCCGCCCTGCTCAAGATCGAAAACGTGGATGTCGAGGTCAGCTTCAGCGACTTGCAGGTTTGCGAGGCAGAATATGAATCCCCTTTGCTTCAAGCGTCTTACGGATCTGGCTCGTCAGAATCTCAAGCTGGGTAATTCGAGTGTTGGCGTCACGCAATTCAGCCTGAAGCTTAGCAATTTGTTGTTCAGGCGACGTTGAGGAAGGAATAAGACCCATAAGATTTCCTCCTGATTTGGATAATGGATGTGGTGATCCCAACCTTACAGGAGGACAGCCGCCGGGAGCAATGCTCCCGGGCGGCTGCATAAACGCCAAAGAGAAGCACTACCATGCCTGACTATCCCACCATGACGGCCACAGAGGCCATCCGTCACGCCAAGGACGTTTCCGGCATGACGGCGGAAGAGATCGCGGCGGCAGCCGGTATCAGGCCCGCAGCCGTGCGCCGCTACCTGGCCATGGATTCTGACGACTACTTCCCCGGCCTGGACAAAATCCCCGCCCTGTGCCGTGCCATGCACAATGACGTGCTGCTCCAATGGCTCCAGGCCCAGATCAGCAGCAAGAAGCGGGTGGAACAGGCCACGAGCCGGGCCGAAGTGCTGACCGCGGCGGCGCGCGCCGCTGCCAGCCTGGGTGATGTGCAGCGCACGCTGGCCAATACTGAGGGCAGCGGCATCACACCCTTCCGGGCCCGCGAGCTGCGCAGCCTGCTCCAGGACGTGGTGCTGGACTGCCAGCATCTCCAGGACATGCTGCTGGAACTGGCCAGCGCCAGCGACATCACAGAAGCGGAGCCGCTGTTCAGCCTGCGGCAGAAGCCCGCCACGACCCCGTGGTGGAAGAAGATATTTCAACGGTAGGAGGGAACCACATGCAGACGTCACTCCCCAATTCTGCCCAGCGCGCCATCACGGTGACCAGGCCGTACCAGCTTGCTTATGCCTCTCCCCTGCCCCGGCGCCGGTGGCAGGTCATCCTGCCCGAGACGGGAGAGATCCAGGAGCTGAGCGAAAACGACTTTATCGAGACCTGGGTGCTGGAATCCGAGTGTCCGCCGGCGGTGCGCCAGCGATTCTTCAACGGCCTTGAGAGCTACGCCAGCTGGCGCTGGGGGAGAAAGTGATATGGCAGACGACATCCGTTTATCGACGAATTTCTGGCGGCATCCAAAGACCGTCAAACTGATCCGCAAGGGCGGCCTGGACGCCGTGCGCAGCCTGCAGATCCTGTGGTGTTTTTGCGCGCAGGAGCGGACGGACGGCTTGCTGCACGGCATGGACGCCGACGACATCGAGATCGCCGCCGACTGGCAGGGAGAGCCGGGAAAATTCGTGGAGCTGCTCTTGTCCGGCGGGTGGATGGAATGCTCTCCGGGATGCTCCGGTGAAGACACATACGCCCTGCATGGCTGGGAAGAGCGGCAGGCATACGTCAGCAAAGCCGAAAGCAGACGGGAGCAGGCGCGGGCCGCTGCTGAAACGCGCTGGCGCAACAAGCGCGGCATGCGGCAGGAAAAGCCGGACGATGCCGCAAGCAATGCCGCTGTATGCGACCTGCATGCTGCGCATGATGCTGACGCATGCTGCCAGCATGCTGCGAGCAATGCGGGCAGCATGAACCAGCATATGCCCAACCATGCCGAACGCAATGCCCCTATTCCTATTCCTGATCCTGATATCCCCCCCCTTACCCCCCCACAGGGGGGAGCATGCGGGGAGGAGGGGGAAAAGCCCTCCTCTGCCGGAAGGGATGCGCCTGCCAAGACCGACGCGCCCAGCAAGGGCCACCCGGAATGGACAGCATTTCTGAGCTGCTGGGAACTCTGGCCCGTGAAGCAGGGGCAGGAGGAAGCCTGGCGCGAGTGGATGCGCCTGCATGGCAACGGGACGCTGGCGCCGAGCTATGCCATCCGGGAGGCCATCGCCGCCATGATTGCCAGCGACAGCCGCTGGAGGCGCGGCAAAGTCCCCCGCATGGCCAAGTGGCTGCACGGCAAGGGCTGGGAGGATCAACCCTATGTCGAACCGCAACAGCCACGACAAGACACCGGCGACGATCTGCTGGCCCGCATGGATGCTTCGCGGCGTGAGGCCCGCGAAGCGGCGGAGCGGCGGGCGCGGCAAAACTTTCCCTGGGGGGTGGCGCAATGAGGCTGGAAAAATTCGATGAGCTTGTCCGGCAGGTCTACGCGACCTTCGGACGGACGGCCCCTGTGGGCGACGTGAAAGTCGTGATCTGGGACAAAGTGCGTGATGTTCCCGACGAGGCCGCGCCTTTCCTGGCCGACCAGCTTTGCGGCCGGGACGAGTTGCCCCGCAACGTGGGCAAGGCGCTCATGGACGCCTGGGGGACATGGAAGAGCCAGAATCCCGGCCGCATCGTCCGTGAGCACTGCCCGCATTGCCAGGATCAGGCCGTGTTCCACTGCTGGGCCCAGGAGCCAGAAAAGGAGAGGTGGCACACCTTTGTCGTGCCCTGCCCGTACTGCCAGACACCCGCCGACGGCAGCCGGGTCCCGGCGGACCTCAAGGCCATGCGCGAGGCCGGGGTGGACATCATGCCGCCGGATTTCAAGGGCGGCCCCGTGGCCTATGACCGCTGGCGCGGCTACGGCTGCCTGTGGCCTGCGGGACTGGATACCGGCACGCCAAGGCCGCAGATGCGCGTGGGCGTGGATATGCGGCAGGATGCCCGCAGGATGCGGCATATCCCGGCGCGGGAGCGGCAGGACGCGGCCCCGGCCGAGAACTGGTAGGAGGAGAATGCTATGTACGGGAAAGCACGCATACCCGGCCCGGGCCGTTCGTACAAGGGCGAGGGCATGAACAAGACGGAGCGCCTGTACGCCGCCCACCTGGAAGCGCTCAAACGGGCCGGGACGATCCTGGGCTGGGCCTATGAACCCGTGAAATTGCGCCTAGCTGCCGCGACCTTCTACACGCCGGACTTCCTCGTCATCTGCGCCGATGGAGCCATGGAGCTGCACGAGGTCAAAGGTCACTGGGAAGACGACGCCAGGGTCAAGATCAAGGTGGCCGCGGAACAGCATCCATGGTTCCGCTTCCTTGCGGTCAGGGCCAGAGGCGGCGTTTGGGAAATAGAGCGCTTCGGCGCCTGGAAACATGAAAAAACTGAGGAAGCCCCGTATGTTCGTTGAAGTCCGTGTCCATCTCCAGAAGAGCCTTCAAGGCACACTCGACAAGGCAAAAAGCGGCCTGGACCAAGCCTGCCAGATCTTCACACACCATGACCGTCAGGAGCTGGCGATCTCGCGCCATGCCATCGTCAGGGGCAAAAAGCCCTATATCACGTACAGGGTCTATCCCTGCGACGACGACCCGCTGCGGGAGGAGATCCCCGTGCGCATGCTTGAGGTCTTCTGATGGCCCGTCTGTCTGCGGAACAATGGGAGCAGGCCCGTGCCGAATATGAGGTCCGCGGCGTGAGCCTGGGAGAAGTGGCAAAGGCTTTTGGCGTGGCCACCTCCAGTGTCTCGCGCCGTGCAAGGGCCGAAGGCTGGACGCAAGGGAAAATGCAAGACCTTGTGGAACGCAAGGTGGCGGCTGCCAAGGAAATGCAGGCCGTGGAAACGCAAATGCAAGAGCTGCCGTTGCGTTTTCAGCTTACCTTGCAGGAGGTGGTGCAGGAACGCCTGCGGACGGAAGGGGCCGCCCTGAACTTTGCCCGGGCCGTGGCCATGAAGGGCACGGCCATGACCAGGGCGGCGGAGAGCCCCGCAGAGCTGGAGCTGCTGTCCCGCGCGGCGCGCAATGTAATGCCGCAGGTGGACAAGGGGCAGCATACCACGGTCAACGTGCAGCAGCATGCCCAGGCACAGGCTGCCGCGGCTCCTCTGCCCCCTGCTCCACCGGCCGCTGATACCGTCGTGCGGGCCGTCCTTGCCGGTACCCTGGATGGGGACGAGGAGTAGGCCCGTGCTGTTTGCCAAAGCATCCACAGCGGAGCGAGAGGCCCTGCGCCTGGCCTGTGAACAGGACCTGCTGACCTTCACGGCGCTCATGTTCCGTGCACGCATGGCCCAGCCGTTCCTGGTCAACTGGCATCATGCCAGGATCGTGGACGCCCTCATGGCCGTGTACCGGGGCGAGATCCACAACCTGATCATCACCATGCCGCCCGGGGGGACCAAGACCGAACTGGCCGTGATCCACTTTATGGCCTGGTGTTTCGCCCGTTCGCCACACTGCCGCTTTCTGCACCTCTCAGGAGCGGCGGAGCTGGCCGCCCTCAATTCGGCTACGGTGAAAGAAATCATCGAGCTGGACGAGTTCCAGAGCCTCTGGCCGCGCCGGATCAGACCGGATACGCGTGCCAAGAGCCGCTGGAACATCGACGTGGGCGGCAGGACGGCTGGCGGGGTCTATGCCACGTCCACCGGCGGCCAGGTGACGGGCTTTCGTGCCGGCTACATCCGGCCAGGATTTTCCGGCGCCATCATCATCGACGATCCGCTCAAAGCCGACGACGTGTGGAGCGATGCCAAACGCGAGGCGGCCAACCGCAAGATCACGGGCACCATACGCAGCCGTCGTGCCAGCACGGAGCATACGCCCGTCATTCTCATCATGCAGCGGCTCCACGAAGACGACCCCGCGGGACACGCCCTGGCCGGAGATTACGCTCTGGACTTCACGCATCTGGAGATCCAGGCCGTACTGGACGAAGACACCGACAAAGAGCGGAGCTACTGGCCGGAGAAGGAGAGCCTGGCTTCCCTGCAAGAGCTGCGGGAGAAGGATCCGTTCACGTTCGCGGCCCAGTACCAGCAGCGCCCCACCTCGCTGGGCGGTGTCATGTTCAAGCGAGACATGATCCAGCGCTTCCGCGGCAGGCCGGAGGGATTGGTGCGGGCCGGGATATTCTGTGACACGGCCATGAAGGAAGGCGAGAAGAACGACTATTCCGTGCTGCTCTACGCGGCTACGGACGACAGGGACGTATATATCCTGGACCTGGACAGGGGGAAATGGACGGCACCGGTCCTGCTGGAACGGGCCAAGTCCTTCTGGGAGCGGCACAAGCCGCACCGTATCAGCAATCCTTTGCGATTCACTGGATGCCATATCGAGGACAAAGCCAGCGGTACCGGCCTGATACAGACCCTTCGGGCGCAGACGTCCATCCCCGTCATCGCGGTGCAGCGCAACCGGGACAAGGTGAGCCGCGCCAATGACGTGCTGCCCTATGTGGCCGGGGGGCGGCTGTACATTCCTGATGACCAGCCATGGGCGGACGCTCTCATCGCGGAGCTGTGCGCCTTTTCGCCGGCCATGACCCATGCCCATGACGACCAGGTGGATACGGTGGTGGATGCCATCGATACCCTGCTTATGCCCACCGGCGGAATGCTGGCCGGTGCTGACTGGAGCTGACATGCTGCGACGACTGACGGATTACATCACCGGTGAACATTATTTGCAGGATCGGACGGGACAGCAGTACCGCCGCACGGTCTGTGCCCTGGCCTGGCCATGGCACCCCCTGCCCGGCTGCGTCCTGGTGCTGGGGGAGCTGCGCCACCGGCCCACATGCATAGGAACGCCGCGGCACGTTTTTCTGCTGGCGGAGCAGCGAAGCGATGACCCGGCTGCCTTGTTGCGCACCGCGGAACGCTTCCAGTTCCAGCACGGGACGCCACGCATCATCACCCCCGAGGATGATGACCGCATCCTGCTGATCGACGTGGAGAACGACCGCCGGCGGGAGGAGCGCAAGCCCCCTCTGCGTACCGAGCCGCCCTTGCGCTGGCACGGTAAAGGAGAAGGCCTGCTGCCCTACTACCTCTCCCTGGTGCAAACACGGATCGTGGGGGACAAGACCCTGCATTTCAGCAGCACCAGCTCGGTTCCTGCCGAGGCGGGACTGGCCTCGACCGCTGCCGCGGGCAGCATGACGGCAGCCATGATCCAATGGCCGGCCGTCTGCGCCCTGTGCTGGGCGCTGGAAGCCCTCGACATGCAACCCATGCCGGAGTGGCGCGGATATGGCCACGGAACGCCCGGCGGACCGGCCGACAGCCTGGGAGGGTATTGAGATGGCTGTGGTGTATATCCCCAAGGTCCTCAAATCCATGACCGAGATCTGCGAGGCCTTTGGCGTGGGCGACAGCGTGGTCAAACAATGGGCGGCGGCAGGCGCTCCCATTGCCGTGGAAGGCAGCGGGTCACGGATGCGCTACAGCGCGGAAGTGGCGGCCCTGCAGGACTGGCGTCTGGGCAGAGCTCATGCCTGCGCCACTGCTCCCGCCGAAGCATGGGGGACGATGCGGCAAAGCTCCGCCTGCCGGGAGGATTCCACCACGGAGACGTCATAGGCGCTTTGCAAGTTGCACCAGAAGGAGGCGCTGGTTCCGAAATAGCGGGCAAGACGGGCCGCCGTATCTGCGCTGATGCCACGACGCTGGTGGACGATATCCGCGATGCGCGTCGGCGGGACGCCAAGGGCCAGTGCCAGCGCATGCAGGCTGATATGCAGCGGGATCAGGAACTCTTCCAGCAGGACCTCGCCGGGATGGGTACGGACACGCATGGGATCTCACGTTCTGTTTTACGTTCACTGCCTTGCAGTAAATTGACGGGGTGGCAAAAACCTGTCAACCCCCTTCCAGCCCCCCTGCAGCCCCCCTGCAGCCCCCTTACAGCTCCCAACAGGGCAAAAGCCCGTGCTACGCTTCCGGCAAAACCGGAGGCGTTTTTTCATGCCTGACAACGACAACAGTTTTTCCCGCGCTCATGCCTTCACCGCCCATTGGGAGGGCGGCTTTTCCGACCACCCTGCCGACAATGGCGGCCTGACGGCCTACGGGGCCTCGCTCAAGTTCGTGAAGGGCATCGCCGCGACCCAGCAGGGCCGCGACTTTTTGCAGCGCATCGGCTTCCGCCTGCCCGTCAACAAGGCATCCATGCGTTCCGTGACGCCTGATATGGCCCGGGCCATGTTCAAGCGCGAGTTCTGGGACCGGCTGCGTCTGGATGACATGCCGTTCCGGCCTGCCTGCGCCCTGTATGACGCCGCCGTCAACAGCGGCTGTGCCCAGTCCGTCAGGCTGGCCCAGCGCGGCTTCAACGCCTGCGCACGCGGCAGCAATGTGGCACTCGACGTGGACGGTATCCTTGGCCCCAAGACACGGGCCGCCCTGGCCTGTGACACGGACGCCCTGATCAGGGCCGTCATCCAGGCGCGCCGCATTTTCTACGAGGAGCTGGCCCGCGACGATCCTTCGCAGGCCGTTTTCCTGGAGGGCTGGCTCAACCGGGCCGATGCCCTGGAAAAGTTCCTGCTCGAATCAAAGTAAGGAGACCAGCATATGGACATCAGTTTCGTTTTTTCGGCCCTGACCGAATTCGCCAGCCAGAACCCCGACGCGACCTGGGTCGCCGTCGTGGTCTCCGTGCTGACCTCGCTCTGCGGCATCTGCGCCGTGGCCACCATCTGGATGCCTGTCCCCAGTGCGACCACCGGTCTGTATGCCACCGTCTACGCCCTCGTGCACTCCATGGCCGCCCATTTTGGCCAGAACAAGGGCGCTGTGGCCGATGGCAAGAGCGCGGAAGTCCAGGACGCCGTCAAGGCTGTCAAAGGAAAGTAATGTGCAGTCCCTGGCATCCATCCTCCTCGCATTGCTGCAGATGGGGCTGCATCTGCTGGAAAAGCTGGATGCGGCCAGTGCTGCTGATTTTCGCCGCCGTGTGGCTGATGACGGCGCCGGGGTGCTGCTCGACCAGCTCAACCCGGGACATACCGGCACTGCCGGTACTGCCCAGCCTGCAACGGGCCAGCCTGAACGGAACGATGGGCCTGTGGATGGACAGCGATGATGCCGGACACCTGGCAACATGGATCCACGATGTGACGGGGGAGAATGGACTGTGAACCAGTTCGGAAAAGACAGCGCGGAACACGCGGCGGAATACATTGGTGTCGTGAAAGGCACTTGGCCGCTGGTGCTCATTGCCGGCGCTGTGGCCGTGGCATCGGCAGCCAGACAGGTCAAGCGCGGATATAAACAGAGAACCATGGCCCAGAAGGCCGTCACGGTTCTACTCAACGCGATTCTAACCACAGCCCTGGCCGTGAGCTGTGCGCTTTTGCTGCCCCTGGTCGTCCCTGGTGTGACGCCGGAAGTGCAGATCGCCGTATCCATGACCGCCGCGGGCATGGGAGGAGAGACCGTCAAGCTGTGGTTCCTCAAGCGTCTGGGGCTGTCCGTTGTGGACCTCATGAATCCTGACGACATCAACGACATCAGGAAAGGGATGCCCCCGGAAACACGCAAGCGCCACGCCGAGCAATGTCCCTTCCGTGGCGACGAATGCCTGCCCGCTGACAAGTAGAGGCTGCCATGTCCATGCTTCCCTCCACCACATCCCCTTCTCCTGCTCCGGCAGCGCGACCCGCCGTTGACCGCAACGTGCTGGGCGTCACGCTTGGGCAGGAGCTGGGCGAGGCCCAGAAGGCCCGTACCCTGTACGAGCTGCGCTGGCTGGAAGACCTGCGCCAGTACAAGGGCGTTTATGCGCCGGAGATCACCGCGGCGTTGAAGGGGAGCAAGCGTTCCCGTGTCTACTACCGGCTGACCACCAGTAAAATCAATACCATGGTGGCCCGTCTTATGGACCTGCTCTTCCCGCAGCGCACCAAGAACTGGAGCATCAACGCCACGCCTGACCCCATGCTGCCTCCAGACATCCTGGCTGCTGATATGGCTGATGACGTCAATGCCGGCATGGCGGCCATCCTGATGCCCCAGATGCAGCAGTTGCAGGCACGGCACATCATCCCGGACAACCTGGCCATGCAAAAGATGATGGCGGCCGCCTATGAGCAGGTCACGGCCCAGCTCAATACGCCGGAGAATGTCCAGCGCGTGGCCAGTGAGCGCGCGAAACGCATGGAGACCCTCATCGACGACCTGCTGAAGGAATGTAATGCCAACGGGCAGCGGCGTCCATCCTGGGCACAGAACTGTCGCAGCGTGGTGCACGATGCCTGCCTGTACGGCATGGGCGTGCTCAAGGGGCCGCTGGTCGAAAAGGTCCAGACCAAACGCTATGTCTGTACGCGAGACGAGGCGGGGCAGCTGTGCTGGTCCGAAGAAGTCTATGCCGAGGAACTGCGCCCCTATCATGAGGCCGTGCCCATCTGGGATGTTTTCCCCGATCCCGATGCCCGTGATCCTTCGGAACTGCGCTACGTCTGGCAGTGTCACCTGATGACGGACAAGGACGTGCTGGAGCTCAGGACGTTTCCCGGTTTCGACGGCTCGGCCATAGCGCGTTATCTGCGCGAGCACGAGGACGGGGACGCCACCCTGGAGACATGGGAAGCCAGCCTGCGCAACCTGGATAGCGAAAGTACCGGGACGGCCCCTCTCAAAAAGCGCTTCCGGGTCTGGGAACGCTGGGGATTTTTGAGCGGCAAGGAGCTGCGTGATGCCGGGGCCGACGTCCCGGAAGGAGATGATGCCAGGGTCTACAGCTCCAACGTCTGGATGATCGGTGACAACACCGTCATCAAGGCCATGGTCAACCCGCTCGAGGGCGTGGATATCCCGTACTACTGGTACCCGTATTCCCGCGATGATTCCACCTTCTGGCCGGAAGGCATCGCCTCCCTGCTCCGCTCGCCGCAGGCCGGTATCAATGCCGCCGTGCGCGCCATGCAGGATAATGCCGGTATGGCTTCCAGCCCCTTTCTCGCCTTCAACATGCAGGCCCTGTGCGCGGAAGACGCTGCCGACCTGCAGGGAGCCATGGCCCGGGGCATGCTGCGTTTTGACAAGGTCGGCGTGACCATGCCCCAGGCTTTCCAGGCGGTCAACGTGCCGTCCTGTATTTCCGAGAATCTGACCCAGCAGCAGTTCTGGGCCAACTGTGCCGACGAGATCAGCACGCCGCGCTTCAATGCCGGTGACGGCAACGTGAGCGGTGCGGGCAAAACGGCTACGGGCCTGTCCATGCTCATGGGCGCCAGCAACATCCTGCTCAAGGATCACATCAAGCTGTTCGACGATAACGTCATCAGCCCCTTCATCCGCGCCATGTACCGTTGGCTCATGCAGTGGTCGCCGCGTGAAGACTGCAAAGGCGACTTCGAGGTGGTGGCCAGCGGTTCGCAATCGCTCATCGCCAAGGAAGTCAGGGCCCAGCAGATCCCCGGCATCATGCAGTGGCTCGGGATCCCCGCCTTCTCACCGCACATCAACGAACGCGGTCTGCTCGAAGTGGCCTTTGAACAGACCGACCTGCCTGTGGAGCGCATCCTCTACAGCAAGGAAGAAGCCCAGCGGAACCAGCAGGAAATGCAGGCTGCCACTGCCCGGGCCAACGTGCAGGCCCTGACGCAGGAATTGCAGAAGCAGGGGCTGCCGCCGGAAGAAATACAGCGCCAGATGATCATTCTGCTGGCCCAGCTTGGACCTCAGCAGACCGGTCATCAAGGCGCTCCAGGAGCAACCGCACAGGGGGTGGCGCCATGAGTGAAACGCCACAGACGACGCGGGATCTGATCCGGAAGTCTCTGCGAGACATCCGCCAAGCCGGGGCCGCCAGTGAATATGCCGTATGCACCCTCATGCAGGCAAAACTGAGTGAAGCGCGTGAGGAACTGGAATCCGTCACGGACAGCATTGCCATTTTTCGAGCGCAGGGACGAGCGCAAATGGCGCGTGAAATCCTCGATGCTCTCACCCGTAACCAACACTAACCAAGGAGTTCCAGGATGAGCCAGCAGCCCATGGAACAGCAGGACGCCACGGGAATCCCGGGCGAGGAAGATCATTTCGCCGAAGGGCTTGCGGCAGCCCTGAAGGACGATGAACAGCCGGAGGACAGCTCGCAGCACCCCGAAGATGCAGGGGGAAGTACCCATCATGAAGCGGCTCCACAAGGCGTTCCTGCCGGCATTGAAGCCCCTGAAGCGGCCCCGATGCCGCAGGAGCCCCCTGCTCCGTCCCCTGCCGGTACTCCCCAGCAGACAGCAGAGGAAAAGAAGGCAGAACCGGAGGCAGCGCCTGCACAGCCTGCTGCGGTCAAGCTGCCTGAAGAGCTGCAAGCCGAATACGAGCGTCTGCAGGAGATGGATCCAGAAGCAGCAAAGATGGCCCTGGAAGACAGCCCGGCAGGGCAAGCCGTGCGTCACAGGCTTGAGCAGTACGGTGCGGAGCTTGCCTATGACCATGCCAGCCTTGTGATGATGCGCCGCCAGCAAGACACCGAGCGTGAGACCATGCGGCAGGAGCAGGCCCGACAGGCTGTCACGGCCCGGCAGCAGCACTTCCTGCAGGTCATGAAGCAGGATCACCCTGATTTCCATGCCCTGCTGACCGGAGGAGACCAGGCGGCCCAGATGCGTTTCCGCAATGACGTCCTGCAGTGGATCCAGGCCAAGCCCTACGCGGAGGCCGCCCCGCTCATGGACATTTTCACCAACAGCCAGGATCCGCAGGAAGTCGGCAGTCTCCTGGCCAAGTTCAAGAATGAGCGCAACGCCCGCAGGCCTGACCCCACGGGCGCCCTTGCGGTACCGGGACGCGGCGGGACCGTAGCCCCGGCCGGCATCGGAGACAAGGACGACTTCGACGCCGGACTGTCCCTCTCCCTTTCGTCCAAGTGAGGATAACCTATGCCGCCCATCACCGGTACCGGGGATATTTCCTACCGCACTGCGGGCTTCGTCTGCGGTGAGCTGCTCAAGCGTGCCCAGCCGCTTATCGTGCTGTCCCGCTTCGGCCAGCAGCAGCCCATCCCCAAGAATCACGGCAACGAGATCAAGTTCCGCGGCTATCTGCCCCTGGACAACATCCCCAAGGCCCTTGTGGAAGGCGTGACGCCAGCGGCTTCCAAACCCACTTTCCGCGACGTGGTGTCGCGTCTCCAGCAGTACGGCGACTACATCGAGATCACCGACGTGCTGTCGGACACCATCGAAGACCCCATCTGGGTCGAGTTCTCCGACATCCTGGGAGAGCAGTCCGCCATCATGCTGGAACGAGTGGTGACCAACAAGCTGCTGGCCGGCACCAACGTGTTTTTCTCCGGCAAGACGGGCGGCATCCAGGCAACGACCCGCGATGGCGTAAACGAGCCGCTGACCCTGACCTTGCAGCGCCGTGTGACACGCGCCCTCAAGCGGCAGGAAGCCCGCACCATCACCGATGTGGTGGCTGCCAGCGCCAACTTCTCCACCTTTTCCATTGCCCCATCCTATGTGGCTGTCTGCCACACGGACGTGGAAGCCGACATCCGCAACATGCCCGGCTTTGTGCCCGTGGAAAAGTACGGCTCGTACAAGCCCATGGAAGGGGAAGTCGGCTCCGTTGAGAACGTGCGCTATGTGACCACCAACCTCATGGAACCGTGGCTGGATGCCGGTGCTGCTCCCGCAGGCGGGATGGAAGTGGAAAGCAATGAAGGCGCCTGCGCCGATGTCTACCCCATCCTCTACCTGGGCAAGAATGCCTTTGGTGTGACGCCCTTTGCCGCCCAGCGGGCCAGAGGGGCGGCCCCTGTGAATGTCATGGCGCTGAACCCCAATACCCCGCGTGGTGGTGACCCGCTGGGCCAGCGTGGCAGCCTGGGCTGGAAGGCCTACCGCACGGCCGAGATCCTTTACGACATGTGGATGGCCCGTGTGGAAGTGGCCGTCACCCGCCTGTAGGAGGGCGATCATGGCTGAAAACAAGACTCAGGACCAAACCCCTTCCGATGATGTGCAGAAGCTGCGCACCGAACTGGAGGCGGCCAGGGCAGAGACTGCGGAGGCCCGTCAGGCCCTGCAGAAAGCCGAGGAGGAACAGAAGGCCGCTGCGCAAGAAGTGAAGACGCTGCGCAAAACAGCCGCCATGCAGGCCGCCATGGAAGAAAAGCGGGCCATGCACCAGCTCAGGCAGCAGGAAAAGGTGCTGCTGACCATCAACAGCGAGCCCAACGATTCCACGCCGGTGATGGTCTCTGTGAACGGCTATGCCTACCGCATCAACCGTGATGAGCCTGTGCTGGTCCCCAGGGCCGTTGCCGAAGCGCTGAAGCTGGCCATCATGGAAGTACCGCAGGTGAAACGCGACCCCAACGGCCAGGAAAGGACCGTATTCCGCCATGTCAACCGCTTCTCGTTTTCTGTCGAGACACCGACGGAGAACGACCAGGCGGAGGACGCCTAGCCATGCTGCTGGCGGCTGACGTCCTCCGCCTGGTGTCGGGTGCGTTGCAGGACCTTGAGCCGGGCATGGCCGCCCGCTGGCCATGGGAAGCCGAAGAGGGCCGCATCGGCCTGCTCGACTTTCTCAATGCCGCCCTGCGGGCTGTGGCCCTGCAACGCCCCGACTGCTGTGCCGTGACGGAGGTCATCCGCCTGGAGCCAGGCATGTTGCAGCATATCCCTTCTCGCAGGCGGCACGGCGCCAGCCGCGATGCCACGGGATTTTGCGGACTTGTGCGGAACATGGGCATGGACGGCGAACACCCCGGGGCATCCATCGTTTCCGCGCAGCCCGACGTGCTCATGGCCTGGGCCGACAGCGTGCGACCTGACTGCCGGGTGGAGAACTTTGCTTACGACCGGACCAGCAACAGCCAGGTGTACTACGTGTGCCCGCCTGTCCCGGACGATGTCGATGTGTATGTGGAAGCCACCTACTACGCGGCGCCGACGGCTATCCAGACGCCGGACCAACCCCTGGGAGTGGCTGATGACTATGCCCAGGCCCTTGTGCACCACATGCTGGCCTCCGTTCTGTCCGGGGACAATGAAAGCAGCAATGCGACCAAGGCCAGCTACCACATGCAGCAGTTCAATGCCCTGCTGGGCGTCAAAACGCAGGTGGACAGCGTCTGGCCCAAAGCCAAAAGCAGCGTGGGAGGAGCGTAATGGTACGCATGGAATCTCTGGACATCCTCGTGCGCCAGGTCCTGCCGCAGGTGCTCCCCTGCCCGCGCGGCATGGTGCTGGATGCCCTGCAGGCTGTGGCCAAGCATTTCTGCGAGCAAGCCGCTGTCTGGCGAGAACGCCTGGAAGAAACAGGATTGCAGGGAGAAGCGGATATCCCGCTTTCACTGCCCACTGGCAGCCGGCTGGTCATGATTCTGGGCGTCTGGCTGGACGGCAACAGGCTGCTGCCGGACGACTACCGGGCCGAAGGAAACAGCCTCTGCCTGCGGACGGTCCTGCCGCGGGAATGCAGTGTCGTGGTGGATGCGGCCCTGTGTCCGTCCCGCCTGTCAGAACGGTTGCCCGAACAGCTCATCGAAGCCTGGGGCGACGTACTTGCCTATGGTGCGCTGGCACGCCTCAAGGCCATGTCCGGCCAGAATGTCACCTGGACGGATGCTGCCGGAGCTCAGGTGGCACTGGAACAATACAACGAAGGTGTGGCGCGGGCGCGTATCCGGGCCATGTCCCGGTAGGAGATTGTCATGAGCAACCTGCCTCTCGTCAACGTCACAGCACAGATCAACGACCAGCAGGGGCATGCCTGTGCCGGTGCCGTGGTCAGGATGCGGCTGTGCAGCCCTGACAAGTATCAGGGCCTTGTGGTCCCCCGTGAGGTCACGGGAACGACGGACAAGACCGGACGCTGTGTGCTGCGTGTTTTTCCCAATGCCCTTGGCTACGAAGGCAGCGTCTATGACGTGCATATCAGCTTTCCTGCATCCGGGGCCGGTGTGTGCGGCAGCGCCCCCGCCACAGCTCCCATGCGGACCATCCGCGCCAAGGTCTTTGTGCCCAATGCGGACTGCAACCTCATGGACATCATGGACCTGGCCCCGCGCGAGCCACTGCCGGCGGGATCCCTGCTGCCGGAGGAAGTGGCCGGTTATGCCGCGCAGGCGGCCGGCAGCGCTGAGGCGGCGCGGGATCAGGCCGAGGCTGCGGCATCGACCCTGGCACAGGTAACGGCCAGCGTGCAGCAGGCCGAGGCCGCCAAGACGGCCGCACAGGCTGCGGAGGGCAACGCCAACGCACAGGCGGACAGGGCACAGGGCCTCGTGGACAGCGTGGAAGGCAGCATCAGCGACTTTGAGACCTCTGTGACGCAGCGGGTGGAAGAGACCGCCGGCCGCCTGGTGGCCGATGCCACGCGCTGCATCCGGGAACAGGAAGCTGTTGCCCTTGAGGCCATCGAGCAGCGCAGCGGAGAAGCCCTGGATGATATGAGCCGGGCCGTCAGTGATGCCCAGGGGTCAGCCATCGCCAGCATCACCAATGCCGGCCAGAACGCTGTCCACGACATCACGGATGCCAGGGACAACGCCCTGGAAGAACTGCGCGAGATCGCTGCCGAATACGAGGATGATGTCCTCAACCTCGTGGAGCGGGCGGAAAGCGCAGCCAAGAAATCTTCCTGTTCTGCGGCTGCCGCGACGAATTCGGCTACCAAGGCCTGCCAGTGCGCCGAGCGGGCCGAAAATGCCGCTCAGGGCCTCGAACGCTACCGCGACGATGCCCTGGATGCCGCGCAGAAGGCAGAAACATCTGCTGCTTGTGCCAATGCCGACGCCCAGCGGGCCGAGGCTGCCGCAGATTCCGCACAAAAGAGCGCCGACCATGCCGCAGGTTCCGCCCTGGCTGCCCAGAAGGCAGCCCAGGCCGCTGATGCCAGTGCCGACGACGCCAATCTGGCAGCGGAACAGGCCCTTGCCGCACAGCAGGCGGCCGCCAGTGATTTGCAGGCTGTGAAAGCAGAGCGGGCAGACGTTGAAAAGATCGCCGCCGATGTGGACCAGTCCATTCTGGATGTCGCCGTGGATCTGCTCACGCCGCAGGTGGTGACAGAAGCCGTGGAGCGTGCCACCGCCGAGGCGGAAGGACACGCCGCTGCGGCAGCGCAAAGCGCCGTACAGGCGAAGGACAGCGCCACGGAATCCGCACGGCAGGCCAACTATGCCAACGTTCGCGCCGACAGGGCGGAAAAAGCCAGCGACAGCGCGGAAGATGCCGCAGCCAGGGCGGAAGGCTTTGCCGGAAAACTGGAGGATTCCTACACCGTCCAGATGGCCGTGGCCGGACTTGCCGAGCAGTTCTATACGCTCAGCGACCGTGTGACCAAACTTGAGCTGCGCCATGTGACGGAAGACCCCGACTGGATAGAGCCCGAACCGCAACTCCCGCCGGAAGGCGTGGAGATCGCGCCCGGTGTGACCGTGGCCCCTGTGACCCTGGTCGAACCCGGCGCAACACCCCCCTCCAATGCGGCCCTGGTCGCCAAATTTGAAGAATACACGCCGTAGCGGCTGTATCCCTATCCACCCCTAACCCAATACAGGAGACTACCCATGGCTGAAACCACCAAGAAACTGTTCCGCTTCTTCGACGCCGAAGGCAACGCTGCGAGCATCCAGAGCGAGGACGTGTTCGACAAGACCTCCGGCAAGACCCTTGCCGAGTACCTGGCCGCTGCGCCCAGCACGGAAAGCATCCAGGGCCAGATCGATACGGCCATCGAAGCGGTGAAAACCGGCGACATCGCTACCCTGCAGAGCAGCCTCTCCAGCCTTTCCACCACGGTCAACAACTTCCTGACCGGCGAGCCCGACGATGGCACCATCGACCGCCTGTCCGAGCTGGTCAATGCCATCAACGAGAACAAGGACAGCATCGACGCCCTGCTGGCCGATCATGTGAAGAAGAGCGAGATCGTCAATGACCTGACCACGGGCGGCACGGACAAGGTGCTTTCCGCCGAGCAGGGCAAGGCCCTCAAGGCCCTGATCGACGCCCTGGATGCGGTCAAACACAGCCATGCCAACAAGGACGTGCTGGATGCCATCAGCAAGGCCGAATCCGGCAACCTGGTCTTCAACGGCAAGGAGCTGACCGGTGAAACCGGTATCGCCTTCGGTAACAGCATCGAAAACGCCACTGCCTACACCGGCAAGCTGCGTGTGGTGGTGGAAGACTATACCGTGCCCGGCGTGTAGGCCTGACGCACGCAGCAAGGGGCAGGAGGAGCGGGAGCTCCCCTGCCCTGTTATGGAGGCATCATGCCGGAAAGCATGAAAATTTTGGCGCAGTACATGTTCGTCACCCTGGAGAAGCCCCTTGCTGTTGGAGGAGTGACCATTCAGGCGGGGACCACGGTCATGCTGGCGCCACAAACCACAGCCCACAGCGTGCGCGTGCCGGGCGGGCAGAGCCTGCTGGAAGCGTGGCCCAGCCTGAGCAAGGAGGGGCACACGCATACGGACCTGCAAGAGCTGTTGTCCGGCTTCCAGACGGAACAGATCAGTACGTCGGACAGACTGACCAAGCTGGAACTGTGGGCGACTGAACACGGCTACGACGCGGCCGGTACCGCGCAGGAGTAAACATGAGCCAGACCACCGAAGCACAGACCACGCCGCCCACCTCGGAAGAAGTCATCGGCAAGGTCAATGAAAGCATCGCCGCCTTGCAGGAGGCGCAGAAGACCGTTGTGGAAGGGGCGCAGCTGCTGGCCGAGCATGTGAACGACCCCACCGCCCATGGTGCGGCCATCCCGGAAGTTGTGGAACAGCAGTTGCCTACCCCCGTCATGGAAGGGACCAGCCTGAAATGGGAGAAAAAGGACGGGACGATCGTCGCCGGACCCGTGGACTTGAAGGGAGCTCCAGGGCAGGACGGCGCAGATGGGGAAACAGGCCCCCGACCGGAACATCGCTGGGAAGGCACGAAGCTGTTTATGCAGAACAGCGACGGCTCCTGGCCTGCCGAGGGCGTGGATCTGAAGGGAGACAAGGGGGACACAGGGAAGGTGGAAGGCCTTTCCGACTCGGTGGACAGCGACAACAGCACCACGCCTGCCAGCAGCAAGGCCGTGAAGACTGCCTACGACAAGGCGGTTTCGGCCCAGGAAACTGCGGATGCGGCAAACAGCACGGCGCAAGCGGCCCAGAGTGCGGCGGAGACGGCAGACAGCAAAGCGCAGGCGGCACAAAACGCGGCCCAAGCGGCACAAACTACGGCAGAAAATATTGGAATCTTTTCTGGAAGCACCTCCGGTCTCGTACCCGCTTCAGATGGCGACGCCACGAAGGTATTGTTAGGTGACGGCACGTGGGGCAGCGCTGTCAGTGCTGACGATGGCGCGGCCGTCATGACCATTTCCGAAGACCTCCACCTGACAGCGGACAGTCCGAGATCACTTGTACTGGCGGCTACGACCTCTGGTCTTTCGGTCTATCTGCCTGACCACGCTACGCTTCAGCGTGGCTCTACCTTCCACATCTGGGTCAGGCCCCTTGAGGACATCCAGCTCAAAGATTTTTCAGGTGAGGTCGTGAAGGCTTATCCTTCACTGGCAGTATCGTCGGTGTATCTTCTCCAACTCGTCGATACGGAGGCAGGTGTCTGGGCACTGGCGGAATACAAAAGCGGTGCAACGTCTGATGCAACTGCTGTGCCTGGGCTGAATGCCGGGGAGCTGAAAGTCTTCAATTCTGGAACTACATCCGGCATCTCCGTCACATCACTCTCTGCAACGAAAGCTCTTGTGTGCTATATCAATGCCAACTCCTGTGGTACTGCTTGTGTCTTGGATGTTTCAGGGACGACTATTACTGCTGGAGAAGAAAAAATTTTCAACTCGCATGAAACACACAGCGTCTCCGTCACAGCATTGTCTGAAGCTCAAGCCCTTGTGGTCTTCTCCGCGACGCAGAGTGGAAAAACTCATGTTGTGCAACTAAATGTACTGAGCATTTCAGGAACAACAATTAGTCTAGGAGGAAATAGACAAATAACTTTTGGTGAATCACACTCCGTCTCAGTCACTGCGCTCTCTGAAACGAAAGCTATTGTGTGCTATATGTATGAAGGAGTAGGTACATGCTATGCAAATATACTGAGTATTTCAGGGACAGATGTTAGCACTGGAGAAAAAGCATCTATAAATTCTGGAAATACATCAAATATCAACGTTACGCCACTCTCTGAAACGAAAGTCCTTGTATGCTATGTGGATGTCACACATTCAAACATCGGAAAAGCACGTGTCCTGGATATTTCAGGGACGACTATCTCAGTTGGCGAAGAAAAAATTTTCAATTCTGGAACTACATCCGGCATCTCCGTCACATCACTCTCTGCAACGAAAGCTCTTGTGTGCTACACAGATGTCAGCAATTCTAATAAGGGTACTGCTTGCATCCTGAATGTTTCAGGTACAGATGTGACCATTGCGTCAAGAATTGTCTTCAATTCTGGAGCTACATCCAGCATCTCCGTCACAGCACTCTCTGCAACGAAAGCTCTTGTGTGCTATGCTGATACCAGCAATTCAAACTACTGCAAAGCGTGTGTGCTGAATATTTCAGGGACGACTATTTCAGTTGGCGAAGAAAAACTTATCAACTATGAAAGTACGAGCTGCATCTCTGTGTCACAAATGTGTGCAACATTCAACTGTGTTGTAGCCTTCAATTCTAACAATGAATTGGGTGCTGCCGGGATAATTACTCTCTAGTAGGAGCTAAATATGCCCACACTTATCATACAAAATAACCGCATTGCGTACGTTAATCCTCAGTCATTTGATCAGACTGGTGTGTATATTCGCAATGCATATGATTCCAAGATCACGACGGCCAACGCCACGGCTGTGACCGTAGATGACCTGCCGCCGGACTTCCGGCCGTGGCAGTGGACGTGGGACGGTGAGAAACCTGTCATCAAGCCGGAATGCCACGACGCATGGCTGGGCGGCATCAAGGCCAGAAAGCTGGAGGAGATCAATGCCGCCTATCAGGTCGCTATCGCCACGCTGACGCCTACCTACCCTGACGACGAACGTCTGACCTTCGACAAGCAGGAGCAGGAGGCACGGGCCTGGCTGGCTGACAACTCCACGCCTACACCCTTCGTGGACGCCCTCGCTGCCGGGCGTCAGATGGAAAAAGCGAAATTGGTCAGCCGCATCATTGCCAAGGCGGATGCGTTCACGCTTGCGTCTGGATCTCTGACCGGGCAGCGGCAACGCTACGAAGACATGCTGGACGTGGCCGAGACGCCGGAAGACGTGGCATCCATCGTGCCGGTGTACAGCTTGCCGGGTACGGAGGCGCAGGCATGACCCGGGGGCAGATCATCCGGCACAACGGCTGGCAAACCATCGTCTCGCTGGATCAGGCCCTGCACTGCCTGGGCGGCCTGCTGACCTCCCTGCTGCTGCTCTGCATCCGGGATGCCTCCCTGCCTGTGGTCTGGGCGGATGAGACGTTGTCCAGCCGGTGCTGGCGCTGGCATCTGTACGGCGTGCGGAGCTGGCCCTGCAGGCTGGTGGATATGCTGTTCTGGTGGGATGCCGAACAGCGTGCAGGCCGGGCGGTACGGCACTGCGAACTGAGCTGGGAGAGCGAGCGCGACGGCCGCCAGATGCCGCCTGAACTGCGCTGACGGAGAACTCCATGCAACTTGGATTCGTCGTCTCCAATGCCACGGAAAAAATGGAGATCGCTGTCTGCAACGAACCGGGCAGCGACCAGAACATCATCAAGGTACGCACGACGCACCAGGGGGCATGGTCCCCCTGGATGCGTATCGACGTTCACCGCAAGGGCAATGACGATCATGGGGAACTGGATGCTGTAGTGTACGAGGCCAGCGTGGCCAAGACGGCCAAAACGGCCCAGGCGGCCCAAAGCCTGGCATCACCGGTGACCATAACATTTACCGGCGACATATCTGGATCGTTCTCCTTCGATGGCCTTGATCCTTCCGTGCAATGCAAGATCAGCGGTGTGCAGAGTGCCATCAATACGGCCATTGCCGATCATGAGAAGAAGTACCACAGCTACAGTCCGGGAGATGCGTACTGATCATGCCCACCATTACCGTTGCGGCTTTTGCAGGTGCCATACCTCGTATTTCTTCTCGGCTGCTGGAAAGCCAGAATGCCCGTGACTGCGTGAACTGTGATCTGGACAGCGGCGCCCTGCGCGCGCTGGCTGGGCCGAATAAGGTACTTGCCCTGCCCGATCCGGCGGGAACCATATTCAAGCACGACACAGACGGCTGGTTGCACTGGCCCGGCGAGGTCAGCGTAGTCAAAAGCGCGGTACTGGACGCCGATGGGGAAAAGCCCCTGGGGCAGCTGCTGGTGACCGGAGACCGGGCGTACCCGACCATGTATCTGGCAGGGGGGGACGTGTATCGTCTTGGCATTCCCCGTCCTGCGGCAGCCCTGACGCTGGCTGCCGCAGCAGGTGCCCAGCTACAGGAGACGGAAGGGCGCGCCTGGTCTGCGGATCATATTGCTGCCGCACCGGCCCGATATGGCAGTGAGAGCGACGCGCTGTGCGGGATCATTCAGGACAGCGACACGGCGAAGGTGGAAGTGCTGTCCCGCGCTACGCTCATAGAAGAAGGAGAAAGCGAGGAAGAGGACAGCGACACTCCCATAACGGACAGCGGCATCCAGCGCAGTACAGCCTATGTGTACACCTACGTCCAAATGCTGGCTGGTGGGGTCATCCAATATGAAAGTGCGCCCTCTCCCGCTTCTGAGGTCATCGACGTGCTGGACGGCGACGGCGTGACACTGACGGGGTTCGCTCTGCCGGATCTGGAGGGGCTGACCGTGACGCACATCCGTCTGTACCGTACGGTTTCCGGGCTGGAATCGTCAGAGTTCCGTCTGGTGGTCGAAATCCCTGTGGAAGAGCTGGAGACGGCCGACTGGCAATACACGGACGCCCTGCATGACAAGGACGTCTCCACCGAAGTCCTCCAGACGAGCACCTGGGACCCCATCCCGGACAATGCCCGCGGTCTCATCAAGACGGACAACGGCATCTATGCCGCCTTTCGGGGCAATGAGCTGCTGATCTCTGAACCCTTCACCCCTTATGCCTTCCCCGCCTCCTACCGCCTGACTGTCGAGGACAGCATCGTGGCCTTGGCCCATGTGGACAATACCATCGTCGTGCTGACCACAGGCCGCCCGTATCTGGCGCAAGGCTCGGTGCCGGAAAGTCTGGCCCTGACCCACCTGCCCATCGAGCAGGCCTGCGTCTCCGCCCGCAGCGTGGCCACGCTGCCCGGAGGTGTGCTGTATGCCAGCCCGGACGGGCTGATGCTGTTTTCCAGCAACCAGCAGACGTTGGCCACAGATCAAACCTACAGCAGGGAACAGTGGCAGGCGCTGGGGCCGGAACGGCTTATGGGGGCCGTGCATGAGAACCGCTATATCGGTTTTTTTGAGGGAACCAGCACCGGCATCCTGTTCCACATCGGGCGTGCCGACGTCACCCGCCTGGAATTGCCGGAAGGATGGAAGGTGCGTTGCCTGTACCACCACAGCGAGGATGATGCCCTGTATCTGAGCGTGGAAACGCCGGAAGGCCCTGGCATCTGGAAGTTTGAAGCCGACGATGCCGCCCCCCTGCCCTATTGCTGGCACAGCAAGACCTTCTTTTCCTCGGCCCTGTGTGCCATGACCGCCGCCCGTGTGCAGGGAGAGATGTCCCCCGGAAATCCTGTCAAGATGGACATTTTTGGCCCGGACAGCGTACGGCAAAGGGAAACCCTGTTTTTGACCGGGGACAAGGCCGTACGCATACGGCCGACACGATCTGAACGGGTATGGAGCTTCCGCTTGTCCGGGACCGCTGACGTTTACGAGGCGCGCCTGGGCGGCAGTATCGAGGGGATAGAAAATGGCATCTGAAAGCCTCGACCGCGGGCTGCAAAGCGTCCCACGCGGACTGCCTTCCGGCCTGACCATCTACCTGCAAAGCCTCGACGCTGTCGTCCGGCGTTTGGCCGGCCTGTCTCGTGGCTCTGAAAAAGCGCAGGCCGTGCGGCGTGGAGATTCAGGCATCACGCTGGGAGGGAATGCCCAGACGACGATAACGACCGCAAAGCTGGCTGATGGAGCTGTAACGGCGGCCAAGTTGGCGGACGGAGCTGTGACTTCTGCCAAGATCGCTGACAACGCCATCACCGGGGCCAAGATCGAGATGGGCAGCATCGGCAGCCGCGAGCTGGGAGTCAAATCCGTTGGTGAGGAAGAATTACAGCCTGGGGCTGTCACCACATCGCGGGTTGCCGTGGGCGCCATAACCACGGAAAAGCTGGCGGACGGAGCTGTGACGCCGGAGAAGATGGCGCCGGAGACACTTTTCGACATGGCCCAGGAATCCGGCACAGCGGCGGATGGTGAGCAGGTAACGCTGCTGGGCAACTTTGCCATGATGCCGCTTCTTGCCATTGCCGGGTTCAAGATGCCCTTCCCGGATGATGCGTCCAGACCGGCAGAAGGAAACCTTAAAGTATCACTTGAAAATCTCCACAAGGATACTGCCACAGGACGCTGGACCTTCACCGCCCGCTGCTGTCTGGAAAAACCCCTGGAAGACGGCACAGTCGAGACCATCAGCAGCGGGACGCTTGCCTGGAGCGCGGCAGGAGAGGAGGCAGACGATGCAGGATAGCCGTTTGCACATGCACTATTTGGGGGACACCAACGCCGAGCGCAATCTTTTGCGTGCCATCTACGGACGTCTGAAAAGCGAAAAGACGCTCTCCTGTACCTACTATGACGGCACGATCCGTAGCGAGGACGAATTCCTGGCGGACATCCTGAAACCGGGAAGCCTGCCCTTCCTGATCTTCTGGGAAGGTCGTCAGGCCGGTTTCTGCTGGTTCAATACCGTCCGGGGCAAGAGCGCCTACGGGCATTTTGTGTTCTTCCGCGACTTCTGGGGCCACCAGACCACCTGCCAGATGGGGCGGGCCATATTCTCCCGCGTGCTGACCTTCAAGGATCAGCAGGGCTACCTGTTCGACGTACTGCTGGGCCTGACGCCAAGGAAAAATGCTTTGGCGTGGCGGCTGGCGCTCCTATGCGGTGCGCGCCGGATCGGCGTCATCCCCCATGGAGTTTTTGATGCTGCAAACGGCAAAAGTGCTGACGCCATGCTCGTGGCCGTGACCCGCGACAGCCTGGGGATAGAGAAATGAGGATCTACACCAGAATCGTTTTCAAAATGGACGATATGTCCGTGATCGAAGCGGATGCCTATGATTACGACGGGCCCGTAGCCCTGTGCGGCGGCGGTAGCGGGGGCGGCAGCAGCACGACCAATACCGTGGACTATGAGTACAACGCCCGCATGGCGGCACTTTCCGAAGAGCAGCAGGCTTGGGCACGGGAATACTTTGAAATGTGGCGGACGCATTTCAAGCCTTATGAGATCGCCCAGGCCCAGGCCAACATGGAAATGCTGCCGCTGGAAACGAACCTGTACAAGAACCAGTTGCAGGCAGCCACGCAGCTGCTGCCCCAGCAGACGGAAGCCGCCCAGAAGTTCCTGGAAGCGTCCACCTCCGGCGTGGACATCAATGAACGCATGGCCCTGGCTACCGCTGATGCCTCCAGCGCCTGGAAGGACGTGCAGGGGCAGACGCTGCGGGCCAATGCCCGGATGGGCGTCAACCCGAACAGCGGACGCTTTCAAGGCGTCAACGCCGCACTGGATACCCAGAAGGCCGCGCAGCTTGCAGGCGCCAGAACGCAGGCCCGTGTGGGTGCGGAACAGGAAAACTATGAACGTCTGAAGAATGCCGCCAGCTTCAATGCCACGGGCGGGATCCTGAGCGGGCTTGGCGCTCTGTCCAGTTAAGGAGGAATCATCATGGCACTGTACGCCTCCAAAAATCCTTTCAACCGGGCAAGCGATACCTTTCAGCAGGCCACTCAGACCATGGGCAGCCGGACCAAGGAAGGGCCCAGGACAGAATATGAGCCGGCGCCGCCCACTCCCGGGCAAGTCATCACGCAAGGCCTTGGTGTGGTGGGCACGGGCAAGCAGCTCTATGGCATGGGGCAGGACGCCTACGGTTTTCTGGCAGGACTTGGGGCCCCGGATGCCGCTGCGGAAGCAGCCAGCGCAGGAGCCGGAGCCGCGCCTGCCACAGGCGGTGTCCAGGCGGCACAGGCCGCCGACCTTGCCCTGCCCGCCGTGCAGGCCCAGACAGGGGCTCAGGCCGCTGCCAGTGACGTGGCGACATCCGGGCTGCACATGGCGCCCCAGGAGGCCGCCCAAAGCCTTGGCCCGATGTCAGGAGACCTGACCAAACCCATCGGCGAAGGCGTGTCCGGCGGGGCTTCAGGGACTGCGGAAGGCGCCGCGGCTGGCGCGGGATCGGGATTTTCCCTTGGTCCGATGCTGGGATCAGCCGCGGGCGGCGTGCTTGGTTCGCTGGGCGGTCAGGCCCTGGGACAAGCCATTGGCGGGAATACGGGCGGCCAGGTGGGCAAAGTCGTGGGGGGTGCAGCTGGCGGTGTGCTCGGCAGCATGGCGGCAACGTCCCTTGCTTCCAGCCTAGCAGGCGGAGCTGCCGGCAGTGCGGCCGGTGCGGCAGCCGGGGCCGCCGGCGGAGCCGCGGCCGGGTCCGTGGCCCCTGGTGTGGGGACGCTCATCGGCGCCGGTATCGGCGCTCTGACCTCTTTCTTTTTCTAGGGGGGCGTCATGGCTCTTTACAAGACGGGCATCAATCCTTCCCAGATGGCGCAATCCGCCATGAATGCCGCCACACAGGCTGCGGCCTCACAGACCAAGCAGACCACCACCAAGGTCAAGAAAGAAGGCAACGTCTGGGATGACATCTACAAGGGGGCCGCAGCGGTCGCCGCTGTGGGCAGAGGCGTCAATTCCCTGGTGGATGCGGCGGGCAGCGCGTGGGACATGTACGACCAGTACAAACTGCGCAGCGCCTATGACGACGTGAGCAAGACCTTTGGACAGGGTGGCTTTGAAAGCATCCAGAACAACCCGGACATGCAGGACTACTGGCACGCCCAGGCTGTGGGGCAATTCGTCAAGGACAGGGCCGGCACGGAAAAGGGCCGCCTGGAGATGCTGAAGAGCATGGATGCCGCTGCCGACAAGCAATACCAGGACTGGCGGATGCAAGCCATGACGGTCAACAAAGCCTTCCAGGCAGGAGATATGCAGCAGTTCATGCCCCTTATGGAGCAGCTGGCTGCAACATCCCCTCTGCCCTACCGGCTTGAAGGAACCCAGGACGGAAAGTTCAGGGTGTTGTTCCGTTCTGACCAGCACCAAGGATGGACGGCCACAGACCAAGTGATCACCCCACAGGAAGCCATGAACGAGGTGAACAAGGTTTTGCAGGGCGAACAGTCCGTCTTGCGCGGTCTTGACGGGAAACTGCATCCCGTCAACCCGGGATTCAATGCCGCAGCTGCCCGCTACTATTGGGGTACCGTCATGGGCAATGCCGAGAACAGGCTCGACCCGAAGAAACAGATCCCCCTCTACGATTCCGACGGGAATGTCGTCGGCCTGGGCGTGATCCAGAATCCTGTGGATGACTACGGCGCCCAGCCAAGGCTGCTGGTTTTTGACCGCCGCGGCAGACAAGTCGGTGTGTATGATGGCATGGAAGGCGTCCTGCAAGCCGGTATGAGCCCCTACAGGCCGGCAAAGCAGAAAGGCAGCGGCAATGACCAGACCGCAGGTGGTTTCAAGCTGACCGACGGCGACCGCTCTGCCCTGCGCCGGGCCTGTACCGTCATGGATCCGAACAGCGGAGAGGAACGTGTGGACCACGGCAAGGTCGCCGCTCTTGAAAACTTCATGCAGCGCCATGGGCTTTCTGCCGACGCTGTCCTGGCCGCTTTTGACGAAAACGTGGCCATAGCCATGCAACAGGGAGCGCCCAACAGGCAGACCGCAGAAAAAGCTGTGCTGGATATGATGCGGGGGAGAGCCCCTGTGCAACGGAATTCCGGCAATCAGGCCGGTGGCAGTGCCCATGCCGGAGGCCAGCAAGGTGTGCTTTATGGTCTTGGGGAAAGGATCAGAAAAGCTGCTGACGGCAAATCCGGCTCCACCAGTGCCAGCGCGCCGACATCAGACAAGACCGCTCCCTCTGCTGCGGAGAGATTCTGGAACGAGCCAGGTTATCTGCCCCAGCTGCTGGGTGGCATGGGGAAAGGGGTCCTTGATGACCTGAACGATCCCAAGGCCCCGACATCCATCCCAGGCTACTACTAGCCAGCCAGGACTTTAAGCTCTTTGACAACGGCATAGAGAGGAGAGGAAAGGGCCGGGAATCATCCGGTTCCCGGCCCATGTTTTTTAGCGGCCCAGCGCCACGGCCACGTTGAGGCTTAAGAGAAGCTGACGGGACCAAGAAAGCCCCGCCGAAGCGGGGCCTCAACCAAATATGGTGTTCAAC